GCCGATCACCCAGGCGCGCATCGGTTGGACCAGCTACACGCGGGCGGGCATCTGGACGGGCGGCTGTATGCCAATGCCTGCGCCGTGCTGGCTATCTGGATCGCGTCCGGGCTGGGCAAGTCCTCCGGCGTGGGCAAATACGGCCGCGCCCGCACGGGCCGCCAGGCCGGCGAGGAACGCGGGCCGGAGGACGATCTGCGCGACCTGATCGAGAGCGGCGAGGTGGACTTCCAGGCCGTCCTGATGCTGGTGCGCGGCGATCTGATCGGCCCCTACATGTTCGGGCGCGCCCGGCGTGGCCTGGCGCGGCTGGACTACCTGACCGAGCGATGGGACGGCGAGATGGTGCGGGGCGAATAGGTGTTGACAGCCACGGCCGCGCTTGGGTATTGCGGTTGACCAGACACGTTTCGCGCGCCCGCAGGCTGACAGCCTCGCGGGCGTTTTGCATTTTGGGGGTTCTGATGGGCACCAAGCGCAAGCCGAAGGGCGGCCGGGGCTACTGATGCCCCGCACCCCAAAGCGCCCCGGCAGCGGTAAGCCCCCACACAACGGCAAGGCGCGCGGTCAGCCCGCCACCGGCATGGGCTGGGGCGGCGAGGCCAAGGGCGCCGGCAAGCGTGTGCCGCTGGACGAGGTGCGGCCTCTGCGCTGGGACCCGGCCAATCAGGAGCGCAAGGAAGAGATCGCGGCCGAGATGCGCGGCGTTCTCTACCACGTTGCCCTGCAAGGCGAGGCCGAGCAGTCCCGCATCAACGCCGCCGACAAGCTGCTTGACCGGATCGAGGGCAAGCCGGTGCAGCGGCAGGACGTGACGAGCAAGGGCGAACGCATGGGCTACGTCATGACGGCGCCGGCTGAGGCGGAGGACGCGGAGGCATGGGCGAGGCAGCACCAGCCCGAGTAATCGTCTGGTCGCCCCAGCCTGGGCCGCAGACGGCCCTTCTCGCCTGCCCGGTCTTCGAGGTGTTTTTCGGCGGGGCGCGTGGGGGCGGCAAAACGGACGGCGTGCTGGGCGAATGGGCCGTGCATGCCGACCGCTACGGCAAGGACGCCATCGGCCTCATGGTGCGGCGCACCCGCACGGAGCTTTCCGAGACCTTCGAGCGTGCCCGCGTGCTGTTCGCGCCGCTGGGCGCCACGTTCACCACGGTGCCGATGCGCTGCGTCATGCCGGGCGGCGGCAGGCTGACGTTCGCCTACCTCGAACGCGACGCGGACGCCGAAAGCTACCAGGGTCACAGTTACACGCGGGTTTATGTCGAGGAGGCGGGCAACTTTCCGAACCCGGCGCCGATCCTCAAACTGTTCGCCACGCTGCGTTCCGGCGCAGGCGTGCCGTGCCGCATTCGGCTGACGGGCAACCCTGGCGGCCCAGGGCACCAATGGGTGCGGGCGCGCTACATCGATCCGGCCCCGATGGGCTGGAAGGTCATCCGTGATGACCACAGTGGATTGGAGCGGGTCTATATCCCGAGCCGCGTGGCCGACAACCGGCACTTGGGCGCGGATTACGTGGCGCGCATCAAGGCGTCTGGCGCCCCGGAGTTGGTGCGGGCTTGGCTTGAAGGCGATTGGAGTGTGATCGCGGGGGCGTTTTTCCCCGAGTTCCAGCTTGACCGGCATGTGATCGCGCCGCGCGCGCTGCCCGCGCATTGGCACCGCTTCCGCAGCCTCGATTGGGGCAGCGCGCGGCCGTTCAGCGTGGGGTGGTGGGCGGTGTCAGACGGCACGTTGCCCGGCATGGCGCGGGGCGCGCTGGTGCGTTACCGCGAGTGGTATGGCTCGACGGGCACGCCTAATGAGGGCCTGCGGCTGACGGCCGAGGAAGTCGCCGCTGGCATCCGCCAGCGCGAGCGTGGCGACGCGGAACGTATGAGCGGCGTGGCCGATCCGGCGATCTTTGCCAGTGATGGCGGCCCGTCCATTGCCGAGCGGATGGCGCGGGCGGGCGTGCTGTTCAAGCCGGCAGACAACGCCCGCGTGCCCCGCAATGGCGCGATGGGCGGTTGGGATCAGGTGCGGCAGAGGCTCAAGGGCGATGCGGAGGGGAGGGCGATGATGTTGATGTTCTCGACCTGCACCGACGCCATCCGGACCCTGCCCGCGTTGCAGCACGACAAGAGCCGGGCCGAGGACGTGGATACCGAGGGCGAGGATCACGCGGCGGATGAAATTCGATATGCCTGCATGTCGCGCCCTATGACGAAAGAGCTGGCGCCGGCTGAGCCTCCGTTGCCGCCCGGCACCTTCCGCATTCGCGACCTGCGGCCTGAGCGCCGCGCCGCAGGGGGGCGGATTTGATGGACACCACCACCGCCACGCCTGAAGCCGAGACGGAAGCCGACTTCGGCGCGCCTCCGACCGGCATTGCCCGGCGCTGGGTTGCCGAGATCGAGGCGTTCGACCGTGAGCGGCGCCGCTATTGCGAGCGGGCTGAGAAGATCATCGAACGCTACCGCAACGAGCATGCGGGCGATGAGCGGCGCTTTGCACTGCTGTGGGCCAACGCGGAGGTGTTGAAGCCGACCGTCTATGCCCGCGACCCGTTGCCGCGTGTGTTCCGGCGTTTCCGCGACCGCGATCCCGTTGGGCGTGTGGCCGGGCGGCTGCTTGAGCGCGTGCTGACGTGCCAAATCGAAAAGGGCGGCGATTTCGGCCTCGCCATTCGGGCGGCGGTGCAGGATTTCCTGCTGATCGGCCAAGGCGTGGCCTGGGTGTTCTACGAGCCTGGAAACTATGAGGCGGAAACCGGCGACCGCGCCGTGTTGCAATACGTGCATTGGCGGGATTTCGGCTTCACGGCGGGCGCGCGCACCTGGCAGGAGGTGACGGCGGTTTGGCGCGTTTCCTACCTCACGCGCGCGGAGTTGGTGCAGCGGTTTGGAGAGGCGGGCGAGACTGTTCCGCTGGATCGCAAGCCGGCCGAGACTGGCAACCGCGAGCGCGATGACGAGGTTATCGGCAAGGCGAGTGTGTATGAGATTTGGGACAGCGCGCGCCGCGAGGTGATTTGGCTGCATCGCGCTGTGCCGGAGCCGCTGGACGTGCGGCCCTATCCGCTGCGGCTGCATGGCAAGTTCCCGTGCCCGCGCCCGATGTTCGGGACGCTGACCACGGGTTCGACGGTGCCGATCCCCGATTTCATCTACTACCAGGACCAGGCGCTTGAGATTGACGACCTGACGGCGCGCATTGCCTCGCTGTCGCGCGCCATGCGGATGATTGGCTTCGTCAGCGGCGAGGCGCAGGCGGACATCCAGAAGGGGCTCGACAGCACGCAGGACGTGGCGCTGGTGCCCGTGGAGGCTTGGGCGCTGGGGCAGGGCCGGCCCATGGATAACGCTATCGCGTGGTTGCCGGTGGCGGATGTGGCGACCACGTTGCAGCGGCTGGTGGCGCTGCGTGAGCAGGTGAAGGCCGACGCCTACGAGGTGACGGGCCTGTCGGACATTCTGCGCGGCCAGACGGCGGCGAGCGAAAC